ACGTGCGCTAGAAACCCGCGTTCCCGATACGTTGGTGCTGTAACCCGGCTTGCAATGCTTCGACGTAAGCAGACCTTACAGACCTCTCAGCCTCAACACCTGCCAACAGTTCCCGTTCCCAGTCCGCTAGTGGTTCCAGCGTCTGTCCGGTACTCGTCCTTGACTCCCGCGCTATTACAACGCGGCCCCACGGATTGGAGTTGATTGTCCGTAGCGTCTCGCCAAGCTCGCCCATAGCCGCTGTAATGCGACCTAACGAGTCCACGTTAGCTGTGACAGCCCGATCTAGCTTGGCGCGTTCCCGCGCTCTCTGCGGACCTTTACAAGTCCAGTCGATGCACTTGGCATGTAGCGCGTCTAGTTGCTCCGGTGTTACGTCTGTGTGCCCGTCTACCGGATCACTACGCTCATTAGGTGCTGTCATGCTTTCCCTGCCTTTCCAGTAAGAGACTCGACTTTACGGGCAACCCGTATCCACATTTGTTGTTCCCATTCCGGCCTTTCGGCTAATGGTTGAATGAGTCGCCACTTACCGCCGACATTGCGCGGGTTGTAACTAGCGAGATAGAGCGCTTCCGCTAAGTCCCATGTATTCACGAGTCACCCTTTCGGAGTTGCAACAAATGATTGTATGCCTTACGCGCGGCTTTCTTAGCCTTGCTAGGTGTTGCCTCCCAGCCACTAGGAATGAATCCCTTTGTGATGAGTGTTCGCCCATCAGGACCAGCGACACACCAAAGGTAGCCAATGCCGCAACGCTTGATCTTGACTTTCACAAGTTGCTTGTTTCGTAGCCGTTATCCTCACATTGCCGTGCCTTATTCCAAAGCACGTCGTGAAGCGAGACGCCAACAGTAATGAGGTTGCGCCGTGCGCTTGCCTCATCCAGTGGATTGTATTCGTACAAGCCAAGATCAACAGCACAGATCATAATGTCGTGTGCCGTCATTCCGTTAGTGGCTTGCTCTGAATTGATTCTGTCCTCATCACGTACGGACATACGGCGCTTAGCGTCATTTACGCCGTCCGTATCAATTGCATCCTCAAAATCAGACTTCCATGAGGAAAGCACACTCATCATGAATGTCTCTGTTTCATCGGACTCCGCAGAATCTCCGCGTGGCGCGTTTACGAAAGCGGCGCACTCATAACCGCAGAGTTGATCCAACCATGAGTAGAAGTCATACCAACGGTCTTCCATTGATGTTTCCTCATCTTCAAAGTCCTCATCATCATCGCCGTAATCATTTTCATTACATTGTGAGCACATTGCTTTTCACCTTTCGGTAATTGTTTATCGGGCATTGCCCGTCATTCCCATTTAGAAAATGACGGGCAATGCGATTACTGCAAGGACAATAATCCAAGCGCTTGTCTTAGCAAGGTCGCCCGGCATTAGTCGCCCGTTGCGGACTCCGGTATCTGGGAATTCCCCCGGAATATTTCTGTCAGTTGTAAAGCGGTCAAGATCGATAGGCACTCACCCCTTTCTGTGGTAGGGCACACACCTAACATTGTGCGCCCTACCGGGATTTATCGCCTAACGATTACTTACGGATACGCGGGGCCTTCCAGACCAATTCCGCTTTCAAGTCGTACGTGTTTTCGCCGTCTCCGGTGTTCGGAATTGCGGGGAGTACACGTGACGCCTCCGACTGCAAACGGTTGTACAGCGAGAGATTCGGCTTAGCGCCGGTTTCGGCGTTGCCGAACATATCCGCTACAGCCTGATCAGGATCACCATCGGTCAAGCCCATGAGCCGACGCAACACCATGTATTCCTTTGTGGAAACGTCCACGTTGAGGGTAATCGTGCCCTTGATCCGAAGCTCTGGGAGACTGTGACCAGCGCTTGCCAGTGCAACGGCGGTCTCACTGCAATAGCCGTTGCTGTCAGCGTGTTTGAGCGCCTTGCTCACGGTCACCTTTGAGAGAGCCGCAAGCATTTCCGCAGCTTCGCCGGACGGCTGGGAAAGCAGGTACTCATTCCAGTTATCTCCGAGCTTGATAAAGCGGTTAGCATCCGGCCCAAGATCATACGTGGTGGCATTGGAGTGACGGCCGGAAACCTTACCATCATTGTCCGTTTTCTTGATCTTGACGTTGTTGTAGGAATGGCCGGTAACTGTGAACATTTCCCCATCTTGAATACGCTCATAAAGCGTTCCTTCCGGGATTGTGTCTTTCGCCAATGCGTGTTGGCGGTCGAACATTTCCTTGTTCATCAGTTCGGCGCGGGAAATGGAATCCAGCGGGAAAGTGTGCTCTCCCAACTCGCTCCAATCGCCGTCCGCCTGATCAGGGTAGGCAAACAACCGAACGGTTACGGTCTTCGATTCTGCCTCAGTGTTGAGGGAAATAACCTCAAACATTGCATTGGCCGTGTGAGGCCACTGGGAAAGGCGGCGGATTTCGCGGGGCAGGTAGTCATGGTAAACAACACCGAACTTCCCTACTGAATCCATGAGCTTGATGAAACGGAAGTAGGAATGGTAATCGCCCTCATGACGTTCCATGATGAGCCTTGCATCATGGTAATCCCCATCATGCCGCCCAATGTTGGGATTTCCGGCGCGATCCCGGGAAATTTCGTATGCAGTGAAGCGGCCATTGGTCCACGTACCATCACCCCATCCGTTAGCGTCTTGACGGTATGCGTCAAGGACCATCCACTTATCCATAGTCTCATCATCCGGATTGCTGGGATCAGCAACTCGAATAGCAGGGTTGCCGCGCAGGGTCCGCAGGTTTTCAACGCTCATAGGCGTGCGCTCAACAACGGGAGCAATTGCAGTTTCAGTTTCGACAGTTTCAACAGACATTTTGGTGTGTCCTATTCATTAGACGATTTTTTGGATTGTGCTAATTGCACACCCCCAACATTCCCTATTCGACTATAGGGAATGTTGAGAGAATGGAATTAGAAGATGCTTCCACCGAGTACAGCGCCAACGATTCCAGCCGCTACAGCGACAGCCGCAGCTACCTTGTTGCTGAGTCCGCGCCACTTGGTGACCGTCTTGACAACGGGCTTGGGCTCAGCGGCGAACCGTACGGGCTCAGGTGCCTTGACTTCTTCCACCGTCGGTACGGCGGTCACAGTCGCCGCTACGGGCTTGCTCTCACCCTCAGCAACCAGAGCGTCATGGATGGGAGTCTCGGCGCTCTCAGGTGCCGTAGCGGCGTTCTCAGCCACGGTTCCACCGTCGCCGACTACCACGGAAGCAATGCCGACCGCTGAAAGGTGTTCGTTGGTAAGCGTCTTGCCTTCCGTAGCGGCCAGAACTTCCCGAGCCGTGGCAATGAGGCCAAGCTGAGTCGAGACGCTGGAAGACTTGACCTCATGGAAAGTCATTGCTTCCGCTTTCAACTCATCCAGCGAGTAATCCGTGGTGTTGAATTCCGCAATGGGCGCATTCAGCACTGCCGAATTCACAACCACGTCGAAACCTTCCGGCTTGCTTTCCTCAGCCGGGGCGACAACCTCAGCCGGTGCATCTTCCGCCGTCACCTTGACGGAAACCTTGACGTGATCGACGCCGATGGATCGGAGAAGATCGGAGCGGATTTCCTGATCCGTGGTGGCGTTGTATGCGTTCCGCAACTCGTTTTCAAGCTGCGCTCGAACCTCATAAGACGCATTCTTGACTTCACGGAATGAGAGAGCCTGATTGATTGCGGCGTAGATGTTGGTTTCGCCAGTGTTGACGGAAGCAACTTCGCGGCCAGTGATTGCAGAAACAACAGAGATAACGTTAGACATGGTGTGTAATCCTTTGTTAGGCGATTATTTGTTTTGTGCTAATTGCACATACCAAATTGCGGGGAGTAGTCCGCAATTCAGTAAATGGAATTAGAAGCGTATAAACATTCCTTCCCAAAAGCTAATGAATGAATGCCCCATACCGTTACCACGGTTAGCAGCATCCCAGTAGCAAAATGTGTCGTCCTCAACTATGCAAGGCGGCAGGTAAAGCGAGAACTGCCACACTGTGAATCCCACTACGAAAGCGACGATTCCCAGCAAGAGCGCGGTTACTTTCAGTTTGTCTACCATGTTGCAACTTCTTTCGTTCCGGTGGAGTCCCACGTGGTAACGGGAACTGCAATTGCATTGCTAGGCGTGGGAGTGAATGCAAGGTCTTCACTCCAAACAAGTTCGCGGACTTCGATAAGCTTATCCGCCTCATCATTCCAGCCGCAGAGTTTCAACTCTTGAATCAAGGTGTTGAGCGGAAAAAGCAAGTTTGTTTTCTCAGCCATGTTCTAGCCTTTCACGTGGATTACTTCGCGAATTTCAGGATCAATTACCACCGGACCATTTGCCCTTTGGTGTGTGCGTTTCGGCTTGAAAAACAGCCGATAAAGTTTTGCCATTTTGGTTCCTTTCGTTATGCCAATTAGGCATGGCGCACCTAGCGACTAGCACTAGGTGACCAAAACTAATTGGTTCGGTTTTTGACCATTTCCAGCATTACGGGTTGCTGACTGACTCCACCACGTTAGGCACGTGGTACCACCGGGAATCTCGAATATCGGATTGTCCCCTACCGATACAAACGTCGGTACAAAGCGTTCCAGAGCTGCACTCACTCTCTGGTAGGGTCGCTAGGCATAGATGTATCCCTAGTTGATTCCCTGATCTTCTCTATTTAGTTCTCAAACATCTAGTCGGTACCACCGTCCCGCGTTTCCGGACTCTTTCTCCGGTGTTTCGTTCCCGTTGGCCTGACAAGAAAAACAATACGGGCTACGGCCATATTGCGCAAACACATTCCTAGAATATTAAGTTTTATTACGTTCCCCATTTTGCTAGGTTTTGGGCGGGGTGTGCTGTACAATCGCGCGCTCACACACTCGGGTTTCGCGTAGAAAGGAACGGGCGCGCACGTATACAGCACACTTCCCGAACTGTCAAAAAACGGCTGTGCGCCGATCTGACAGCCTCAAATTCAATCAGGCAGTAAGGATATGACCGTAGCTCTGAAAGTGGCTTAGGCGAGTTTTTCCGTATCGTGGTACAACTTTTGTTGCCTATAAGTAAACTTCCGCATTGTGAAATAGTTTTTCCACATTGTGGAATATGCCCATGCCGGCGCTTTTCCGATAGTTGACTCTCACTTACAAGCGCCGGCCACGCACAAAGGCCAGTACAAACAGTACAATGACCAGTACAAAGCCAATGCCGGCCGACGTGATACAAAGGGCAGTACAAAGTGGTCTAGACAAATTTAGTTGCCTAGGGACACTAGCAATTGAGAGTTTCAATCATTGAGAATTTCAATCGTTGATTTTCTCAAGTGTTGACAAAATGAGAAACGTCAAGGACAATCGCGTACGTATGAGATTCCGCATTATGGAATTGACAGATTGGCAAACAAGCCCGATAATCGCGTGCGCATACGTGAGTGTACCGGCTTGCATCTGAGTTGCAAGGCGTGTAATGTTCTTAGTAGTTAGTCCACCGGCGCAAGCCACAACGAAAGGCAATACAATGAACGCTACAATGTCAGCCGCCGATCTTACTTCCCACGTTGAGCAGAAATTTTCCGGTGCATACCGTGTCAAGGCCACAATGGTCAAGTGGGACACGGAAACGGAAACGGCAACGTTCCAGCTTGCTTTCATTCGTGGCTACGTGGTATATCCCGATCTTGCTTGCACGATCTACGCGCAGGCGTGGCAAGCGGACGGCAACCCAACGTGGCAAGGCGCGGCAACGTCGAGCTACCCTTTCACCGCCAAGCAAGCCGCGCCTTACTACGTAGAAGTCATGTAGTCAAGCCGGGAGCGGAAGTGAGAGCCCGCTCCCGGTTTTCCACATAGTGGAATTCCACCATGCGAAATTCCACGATGTGGAACGCCGGCGAAGTGAGAGCCGACTCTCGGTTCCGGCCCTGCCGACCGACCCGACCCGGTAAAGAACCCCTTTTGGCAAATTTCTGGGTGGATTTTTGAGATTTGAAAAATATTTTTTGCCTAAAGAACCCTCTTGACAAAATTTCTGGCTTGAAATATTGTGGTTCCATCAACTCCAAACGAAAGGATTCATCATGAAGATCAAAAAGAAAGCAATGAACAAGATTCAGAACGAAATGCGGAGGCGTTTCGGCCCGTATTGGGAGCGTAAGGCCGGAGAAATCGGGCAGCTTCAACGCGCTGTGGTCCAGCTACAGAAGGAAGTGCGTGAACTGAACGAGTTCAAGGCCACAACCCTTCACGCTGAGGCTTCCAAGGGCGATACAGGCAAGCACGTAGCCAAGACTGAGCCCGAAATTACCCCGCCTTCTGCTATCTGGGAGGCTAGCTTCCATATTTACGGTGGCAAAGCGTCACGTACGATCAATATCTCCAACCTTCGGGCGTTGAAGCGGGTTGGAATTGAGACAATTTCGACCTCTGCCAATGGAAGTCCTCACTACGTTCGTGTTCAACTCTTGCCAACCCAATTCCCGGCTGCTATCCCAGCATTGGAAGAGCAGTTGCGACGTTTGCTGGATGCTCCTGTCCGCGTTCATTGGAGGAAGGTGCAGTAATGATACAGAGAACATCAAGACAAATCATGGCTGAGCACAATGAGTTGCTGAACAAAAAGATGACAGCAATCATGGACGCTACTCGTAACGCACAGAACAAATACGATCCAAAGTTGAAGCAGCTTATGGCGGAGTACATAGTGGCTCGTGCTACGGAAGTAGTGGAGGACGCCATGAGAGGGACACCCCCTGATGAATATTCAAAACCAATTGACAAGAGCGGGTGTGCCAAATAGAATTGGTTGACACCCACACCCCCTAACGAATATTGGAGGACAACATGGAACCAGCAGCAGAAGCTAAGTCAGTAGCAGAGGCGGAGGCCACAGTAATCCGCATCGAGGCAGAAATAGAAGAGAAGCGTAGAGAGCTGTCAGTAGCCCGATGGGCCTTGTCAGATGCGCGGGCACAGGAACGTTTGGGACGAATCAATGGCCTTTAGTCTCGGGCAGCTCATGATTATGCGCCAGCACTTGGACGGGCAGGAAGCTATGGAGAAGGCACACGCCCTAGCGAATATCCGTGACAAGTACAGCCACTTGCATAACGACATAAACCGGCGTATAGTCGAAGCAGCAAACAGCCAAACAAAGGAGTCAGAATGATTTTCACAAACCCAAAGCCCCTGTACGGACAGCTTGAAGAAATGCTTCGCACTCGTGGTCGTGGCGTCAAGGCCAAGGTCAGCGAAGCAGCTACCTTCATTGCAACCAAGACCAACTTTAACGCCAACGGCACCCTGATTGGTCAGTGGCTAGAGGGCTGCTACGTGGTAGCCAGTTATGGCACACCCCTTGCAGTAATTACGAAACGTGGTGTAGTCTACAACAACACCGAATACGGAGAGACGACAACCAACCATCAGTTCATCGTTCTGGATGCGTTGACGATCCTCCCCTTCACACCTAAATCCGTCCCGGCCGAAAAGTTCTGGGAAACCGTACGAGAGCAAGGAACGAAAAATGACTAAAGAAACCCGCATTGACGTAAGCAGCCATATCAAGTCCGTAGAGGATTTGCAGCCCGGTGACAAGGTTGTAGTGGTCTACCGCAGGGGGTTGCAGATAACCACCAAAGTCGTCTATACCTTCGGATCAGTCCAGAACGGCATGATCAAGACTGAGGGCCATGACGATGTAATGGGCGCAGAAATGTTCAATAAGGTGGTAGGTAGCTATGACAGCGCATGGACCACTGTGTGGCGCAAGCCCAACCCGCTGCCGACCAACGTTGGCGCGATCATCCATGTTGACGAAACAGCAGACAATGTGCGAGACTTTACTGGCCTAGTGATTCTTCGTCATGCAGGATCATGGCAGGGAGTTCACAATCCCACGTATCGGTTCGGCGCAGCCAACATCAAGCGCTGGTCAACCGTCAAGATCGAAACCACTAACTAAGGAGTACACCCTATGACACTTTCTCTCAATGAGTACCAGAACGAAGCAATGCGCACCGCAATCTACCCTGAGGATCGGGGCTTGGAGTACACGGCTCTAGGCTTTGCATCTGAGGTAGGAGAGCTGGCTGAGGCTTGGCTGAATGGCAAGGGTCTTGACGGTGCCCGTAAGGTGCTGTCCGAGGCAGGAGACAACTACTGGTATGTCTCTGCGGTCGCACACTCACTGGGTGAGGCGCTGGAAAGCGTGTTTGTCTTCGCTAACGTGAACGAGAACATCGACTACCTGCCCCTTGACGCACTGTTCTTGGAGCTGGCAGTACAAGCGGGTAACATTGCTGGTGCGGTCAAGAAAGCTATCCGTGACAACGGTGGCGAACTGACTGACGATAAGTACGACCTCGTGATGGACAGCCTCGCTAACTCGTTGAAGGTTCTGGACAATATCGTTCTGCACTTTGAGGCTACGCCAGCGGGTGTGCAAGCAGCCAACCTTGACAAGCTTGCGGATCGTCAGAAGCGTAACGTGATCGGTGGTTCAGGTGACAACCGGTAAGTACCGGATTCTTGACCTCTTCTGCTGCGCTGGTGGTGCCGCTTCTGGGTACCACCGCGCAGGGTTTGAGTTGTACGGAATCGACATAGACCCTAAGATGAATCGGGATTACCCATTCCACAGTCGCACAGACGATGTGATGGGAACGCTTCTGAGCCACATCTACGGGATCAATGACCGTCCACCCCTACCCCACTTCGATGCGATCCACGCTAGCCCTCCCTGTCAGGCACACACGGCCTTGACGAAGGGTACTAACAGAAAGACGCATCTGTATGTTGACCTGATCGACTCGACTAGGCACTGGTTGCAACGGATCGGGAAACCCTATATCATCGAGAACGTGGAGCAGTCCACAGTACGACCGGACCTGAGGCTCTGCGGAGAACAGTTTGGTCTGCGTGTGCTAAAGCACCGCAACTTTGAGTTGGGCGGCTTCTCAGTGCCCCAGCCAGAACACATCAAGCACCGTGGACGCGCTGCTGGGTGGCGTCACGGCGAACGACCTGAGGAACCCTACTACTTCTCTGTATACGGCACCGGAGGTTCGCGTGGCACTATAGAGCAGTGGCGTGAGGCTATGGAAATGCCGTGGGCAGGAACCAAACGGCAGTTGTCAGAGGCGATACCTCCTGCGTATACTGAGTACATCGGGAAGCACCTGTTGACACACCTTGAAAATTTGTAGTAAGCTAAATACACACCGAACATTGGAGGAAAATATGGAATGGATTTGGGACGCAGCTAACACGGTAGCGATCATTGGTACGCTCATCTGGGCAGGGGTAGGCTTTAGGCACCTTGCAGAAGAGAACGATCAGCGCAAGGCCAACATTCGCAAGGCTCAGAACATGGCTAATGAGGCCAGTGCTACCGCACTGGAAGCCAAGCGCGAGTCTCGTAAGGCTCTGAGAGCTTCGGAAGCAACACAGGTAGTCGTGCCGCCACTTCCGGACACACCTCACAACAGAACGCTGGTAGAGAAGCTGCGTGGAGCAGCTCATCGAGCGGAGTTGAAGCGTCAGGAAGCCAGTCGAGCAGCACACCCCGCTGGTACCCGTCGAGTACAGGGTATGCGCCGTAGTGCAGTGACCGGCCGATATGTCACCCCGTCTAGCTCAGCTAACGACAACGGAATGCTGGGAGTGGCAGCGCTCATTGCAGCTACTAGTGTTGACACCAGTAGCCACAGCAGCTACAGTGATAACAGCAGCAGCTCATCGCATTCTTCGTACGACAGCGGTAGCAGCTCGTCAAGTTCATCTTCTAGCGACAGCGGCGGCTCATTCAGCGGCGGCGACTCAGGGAGTTTCTAAATGTCAGAACAATCAACAGCCTTGGAAAAGGCAATCAGGCTCCAACGTGCTTGGGGCAACCTCGCAAAGGATAAGCAGAATGCTTTCCGAGCGTTGGAGGAAGAGCATCGGCAGCGTCGAGTAGACGTAAAGGATGCGCTTCACGAATCAATCCGTGACCTGTTCCGGCAGGGTATGACGGTGCCTCAGGTATCCAATCTGGTAGGCAACACCAACTACTCGCTCCTGTACAAGCTGAAAGGCGACAGTGGCGCTCCTAAGCGGAGTGTGCAGTCGGTTACGGCCTTGGAGTTGGAGGAAGAGATTCAAGAGCTTCCTGACGTACTGTGGGAGTTCCACGACCACATTGGCGTTCATGGTTGGCTGGTATCGGATGATCGTAAGTACGTCAAGTTCTACGGTCAGAAGGGTACGGTCTATGAGGATGAGTGGGTAGTCGTTGAGGTTGACGGGGAAACTCGAATCTTCATCGGCGGTAACCTTGACCTGAACAACGCAGTGAGCAAGACAGAGTTTGAGAAGAAGGTGACGATGTTGACAACACTGCTTGACGGCACGTACACTGGACCAACGAGGGTTGTTCCCAACCCGTACACAGATTGATAGGAGGCCAACATGGCTAAGTACACGGTAGTTTATGCCCAGCTTGAATACGAAGTAGGCACGGTCCCAGAGGAACCAATTGCAGAAGTTGAGGCAGACAGCCCGGCACTTGCTATGTTGGCTGCTCCTGAGAAAGAGGGCTTCGTCCCTACCTACGTGATTTTGGAGGAAGACTAATGGCAGACTTTGAACCCGGTGACCGGGTAGAAATCAAGACCGACTATTACGACGCGACGGAGCCTGACTGGAATTCAGGTCAGGGCGTTATCGTGATGAAGGGTTGCGGCCTTGGTTGCGTGTGTGGGAACTATTACGAGGTTCTGCACGACAAGGAAGCACAGCCCGGTATGGATTGGCGTACCGTAGGCAAGCAGCATCTTACTCCGTACAGCGCGGACGAGCTGACAAAGATTAGCTAAGTAGAAGGACCGGGTTGCACACCCGGTCCTTTTGCTATATGTTGGTAACAACAGACTTTACCAACACATAGGAGGATAAATGTTGGAACCACTCGTACTTCGACCGAAACAGCAGATCACAGTAGACGAAATCCTGAGGGATCAGCGCCACCTGTCAGGCTCCCTTGGAGGCTTTGGTAAGACTCTCGTGGGCACTGAGGCAGTCCTGCGCTCCGGAGCCGCCATAACCCTGATCGTATGCCCGTTGAAGGTCATTCGTAACTGGGACCGCGCGTTCAAGCAGCAGACCAAAGGGGAACACCCCGGCGTACGTCAGATTTCAGGGCTCAAAGACGGTGTAATTGCGTTCACGGACCTACAGGCGGGTGTGCCCGGTGTCTACGCAGTAGGCTGGGAGTTCTTTCGCACGATCCTGTGGCACCGAATCCACATCGACTTCGCCATTGCTGATGAGTGCCACCGAGCAGCTAACTGGAAGTCCAAGCAGAGCGACAGTCTCCGGACGGTCCACGCTGACTACCGGGTAGCCTTCTCTGGCACACCGGCTGGCAACAAGACTGAGGGCCTGTTCGGTACTCTGCGTTGGCTGTGGCCGGATCGCTACCCGCACTACTGGCCTTTCATCGGCAAGTACTTCCACAAGGGCATGGAAGCCCAGCGGACACGCGGTGGGGGCTCTGTGAACCTCATGAAGGTGCTTGGGGAGAAGTGTCCCGGTGCTGTATGGGATGAGATTCCCAGCAAGTCACGTTTCGCATCCGAGCAAATCAACGCTGTGATCAACCACATCATTGAAGTGGATATGAAACCGGCTCAGAAGCGCATCTACCGCGAGTTTGAGAAGGAAGCGTTCGTATGGTTGGACGACAACCCCATGTACGCTCAGCTCCCGGCAGTCAAGGCTATGCGTCTTCGCCAGATCGCACTGGGTGTGCCTATGGTGACGTACGACGATGAGGGCGAACCTGTCGTCAGCTTTGATCCTGATGCAAAGTCAGGTAAGATCGAAGCATTGGCTGACCTGCTCTCTGACCTCCATGCGGAGCGTCCGGTGCCGGTCATGGTCTACACCCACTCACGGAAATTCGTTGAGGTTGTAGTCCACCAGTTGCAGCAGAAGGGCTACCGTGCCGTAGGCTTCGTTGGGGGGCAGACGCACGAAGAGGTAAACGCTAAGATCGACGGCTTTGGTACCGACCATGACATTATCGTGGCGACCATTGGCTCAATTGGTGAGGGCGTAGACCGCTTGCAGCTCGTGTGCAACACTGAGGTTTGGCTGTCTCTGGACGACAACCGTCTCCTGAACCGTCAGGCGCAGTGGCGGCTCGACCGAACCGGTCAGCTTCCGCAGCCAATCAACCGTTACCTGATCCGATCCTTGGATACAGTGGAGACGGAGCAACACTCTCGGATCGCAAACGACGATGCTATCCTTGACGAATCACTCACCATCGAAATGGAGGTCAAATGAAAATAACTATTGAACGCAGCGAGGACTACCAAGGCGCACTTAGGCATCTTGTACTGGCGCAGTCTTCGGAGAACCCGCTGGAAGACCTGCTCACTACAAGGTCGCACCTGATCAAGATTATTCATGAGGTACGAGAGGTCTACGTTGAACAGGCACACGCTCTGTTGACGGAAGCTGGTGCCAAGGGCGACATTGAAATGGTGGAGCTTATCTCTGAGGGAGAAATTCTCGGAGATGAGCCTGACGAAGATGAGGATGAGGAAGAATATGAGGGCAAGTCAAAAGGGCCTGTGGGTTTCAAACCAAACCCGCAAAAAGTCACCGGAGACTAACCTCCAACACGTCCGCGACTTCCATCACAGGCTTGTCACGATCCGTCAGTACGAGGCCAAGAAAGGTGAGTTCGCAAGGATTCATGAGCTTGGCAACGGTGGCACCGTATCCAGCATGGAAGCAAACCGCAGACGCTCGTTGGAGGCGCTTGCACACTGGGCTGACCTGCTCGGTGTGCGGCTCGACCTGAGCATTCGTCTTCCGGAAGATTGACACTAAACCCCACGTCCGTATGGATTGTGGGGTTTTTTGTTTTTGGAGTTGACAACGGTGAAACAAGTGGGTAATGTAGTTATCACAAGCAAGGCACACCAACATTGGAGGAAACAATGACAGACTTGAACAGCACAGAATTTGAAACCGCAGTAGAGAAAGCATTCCGCTTGGACCTTGCAGCAAAGGCAGCTAAGGAAGCTGCTGACGAAGCTCGCGAAGAGGTCAAGCAGATGATTATGGCAGAAGAGGGTAAGAGCTACGAGGGTGGAACTTCCAAGTTCCGCATTTCGATGTTCCCCACGCGCCGATTCAGTGTCGCACTGGCTGCGAAGAAACTGACTCGCGAAGAGCTTGACGATGTAAGCACCATGCAGATTGACCCTGCACTGGTCAAGGCTCTGTACACCAAGGAATTCATTCAGGAAGAGCTTTCCACGGAATCTGCTCCCACCTTGAAGATTGCGTTGCCGTAATGGTGAGGTCACAGCATGAATGGGCGAAGATAGAGGATACCTACTACGGGCTCGGATACCCCTCGGTTATCGAGGGCTACTCCTGTACGGTCTGTGGTGCCTCAGTGTCAGTTGGCACACAGCAGCTACACATTGAGTGGCACGAGTTGCTGCGCAGTGCAGTTGATAAAGCCTCAGGACCATACTACGAACAACGGAGGATGCACTAATGGCATATCGTGTAGAAGGCAACACCGTATACGTTGACAGCTTTGCAGAGGCGTTCCAAGCAGCAGCGGAACACCCTGAGGTAGACAACGTAGTATTCAACAATCAGGCTGACTACTTTGTAGCAGCCAAGCTTGCAAAAGCATTCAACGTAAAGTAGGAGGAATCATGGCATTTCGCATCGGACAATTTGTAACACTCGCACAGGAAATCGGACCGTGGCCTGAGGGCACGACGGCAAAGATCGTTCCTAACAAGATCAAAGTACAGGCCGACAAGAATTCTAAGTTCCAGTACGAACACGCGGATTTGGAAATTCACAAGACTTACCTTATTGTTGTTCTTACGAAGAACCCCAATAACCACATTGATTCCTTCACCGTTTCGGCTGATGAAATCAAGGCCGCAACCGTAAGGGAGACCACTAATGACCAATCTGTATGACATTGCTGATGAGTACGAGCTGGAACAAATGGAAGAGGCTGGCCGGATCAAGGTCAGCTACGACGGCGACGGCTTGTACATCGCCAACTACACCAACAAGGCACAGTTCGCCAATGAGTGGACTCACGCAGAGCGGGTGTGCCGAGGACTGATCTTCAACCGCCAGCATGAGGTTATCGCTCGCGGTATGCCGAAGTTCTTCAATGAGGGTGACCCGCGTACCGAGATTGACGAAGATGAGCCGTTCTGGTTGTTTGAGAAGTTTGACGGTTCGCTGGGTGTATCCTACTTGGACCTCAACGGTATGCCTAAGATCGCCACTCGGGGCAGCTTCACGTCAGATCAGGCGAACATGGCCAACCACATGCTCTACCAGCCTGAGTACGATGAGACGCGGGAACAGATTACTAAGGCTTCCAAGCTGAACAAGACATTCCTGTATGAAATCATCTACCCCGAGAACAAGATTGTGGTGGACTACGGAGACGACGCACGTCTAGTGCGACTGGGATACGTTGACAACGATACCGGCCGATTCCATCCTGATCACCGGCACACGTACGGTCTCGGATCGATTCGTGACGGTGTGCCAGCTATCGGGACGAACCGAGAAGGATTCGTGGGCGTCACGGACGACGGCAGGATGCTCAAAATCAAGAGTGAAGAGTACAAGACGCTTCACAAGACGATCTTTGGGCTCAGCAATAAGTCCATCTGGGAGATTCTGTCTCAGCGCGACGGCTACGCGAACTTCACGCGGTTTCTGCGGGACTTGCCAGCACCGACGCAGGTCTGGGCTACCCGCAAGTACAAGCAGCTACAGGCACATCAGTCTCGCCTGATTCAAGAGACATTCGATATTCACAACAAGCTGACCGAGGACTTCCCTGATAGGGGAGAGCTTGCTCGACGCTTGCAGCGCGAGGCACCGAACCACCTGAGTTTCGTGTTCGGCTGGCTTGACAAGGGCGATGAGGAACTGGTACGGTTGGTCAACAAGGCAATCAAACCCAAAAAGTTTGAGCCTTACCGCACGGAACCTAAGGAGGACTGATATGACATACGAAACCAAGAAACCGACTCTATACATTTACCGGGGTATGCCCGGTGTAGGCAAAAGCACAGACGCTAAGAAAGCCCAGCAAGCAGCACAGTGGCGAGGACAGCTTGCAGTAATCATCGAACGAGACTTGATCAGGCGTGAGCTTGACCCTGGTCGCACCAAGTGGTACACCGGAGAGTTCGAGGATGAGGTCACCACGTTGCAGCGTAAGCGCATTCGTGCAGCGTTCGTCCTTGGGGCAGACGTGTACGCAGCGGACACCAACCTTCCGAGCGCATCGGTCAAGAGCCTGATGCGTATCGCGGTGGAGGAAGGTGCTGACGTAGAGATTATCGATATGCGCAGCCCCAAAGAGTTCCCGCTGGAACTGCTCTTGGAGCGAGACAAGAACCGTCACGCCTCTAAGAAAGTCGGTGAAGAGTTCATTAGGGGTCGGTACGAGCGCTTCATTCAGGGCAAGGACTTGACTAACCCGGTACTCCCTGAGGCGACCAAGGAACACGTTGTAGAGCCGTACGTGCAGCCTACAGAGTTCACTCGCAGCATCGTTATCTTTGATATCGACGGCACACTGGCTATCATGGGTGACCGACACCCGCACGATGGGCATCTGGTACACCTTGACACGATGAACGAAGATGTGTTGAGGGCTATGCGCCACTACCACGAGAACGGGCACACAGTCATTATCGTGACAGGTCGTGATGAGAAGTACCGGGAAATCACGGAGACGTGGCTTGCGGAAAACGGCGCGGTGTGGGATGCTATGTACATGCGTCCGACCGAGCCGGATCACTTGCCGAAGACTGAGGACAGCATCATCAAGTACAACCTCTTCAACTTGCACATTCGTCCGCTAGGACATAAGATTGTAGGTGTCTACGACGACCGCCACCGTGTGCTTCGCATGTGGCGCAAGCTCGGACTCACCACTTTCCACATCAACGGCCCTGACGCCGGTAATTTCTAACACTAGGAGTAACAATGACTGAATTCACACTGCACGAAACTTGGTCCATCATGCGCGATCTGTCAGCACACGCGGCTGGCAACTCGGAATACGCTGAGGCAGCAGCACAGCATCAGGAGCGCATTCAGGGTCTGAATGAAGAGGACACGGCCCAGTTCGTAGAACAGGCTGAGGTTGTCCGTGCTTCTCTGGACGCTGTACAGGCACACGCAGCAGCTCTCACTGAGCCCATCCTCGCGGAATTGGAGCTGGGCAACGAAGTAGCAACATGGTCTGCGGCTGACGTGCACCGCTATCTGGGGCGTGTGCAGACTGCGGGTGAGTACGCGGAGCTTCTGACCCTTGCGATCCTCCTGAGCGGCGATCCTCGCGTCCTGTTCGATCTGGCTGAGCCGGAAGAGGATGAGGAAGAGGCCACCGCGACTGATGGAGACTAAGCGAAACTCGCTGCCCGACTCTGCCTTTGTAGACTACAGAGGCGAGCGGGTGGCGTTTCAGGAACTACTAGACAGTACCGAGACACCCTGTGACGGGCTGTGGGACTTGTTTTTCGCTGATCCAAACGATGAGAACGAACTTGAAGACCCTGAAACAGCAAGGGATATGTGCTTTGACTGCCCCTTGATGTTGCAGTGTCAGCAGTTCGCTCGACAGTCTGAGATTCCTAACGGAGTCTTTGGGGGAGAACTTGCCTCAGAGCGTGTACGCTGGGTCCGTAGCAACAAGCGGAAGCAGAGGAAGCAACGTGCGCAGAGCGCTAGACTTTCGTGACCTCATCATAGGCGCGATCAAGAACGAAACAGACAGGGACAAGCAGAGGCTCATTGGTCCGTCTAGCATGGGCGGGTGTGCCTACTGCTTGGCTCTGGAAATGTTGGGGCAGGGAGAGAAACGACCGTTCTCCATGTATCCCATGCTAGGTACGGCGTTCCATTACTACATGGAACACCACATGCCCATTGAGGGGATGCAGACTGAGCAGAAGGTTGACATTTGCTACATCGAAGGGTACGGTCAGATCAGAGGCACCATCGACCTCTGGTACCCAAAGCTAGGGATTGTTGGCGACTACAAGCTGGTTGGTAAAAACACCCTGACTAAGATACGCTTAGATGGTCCCAGCAAGACGTACAGTTACCAAGCGCAGGTTTACGGCTATGGACTGGCCCAGTTAGGCCACGAGGTCAAGGAAACCCACATCTTGTTTGTACCGAGGGATGGTGGTAACATCAACCATCTGGTGGATCACGTCGAAGCTTACGATGAGAATCTGGCTCTCGCAGCTATTGACAGAACCCAGCAAATATGGGACTATGTAAGTACAGAGGGTAACAGTCCTGAGGACATAGATTCTGACGAAGAATGTTACAACTGCAAGCTTTCAGGACGAATCTAGGAGGAAATGAATGGCAAAGTTTGACCTCGCCAGTGTCGTAGACATTGGCACACCGAAACAGCTCGACGAGGCTATGGTGGCCTTGTTCTACGGGCCAAAGGGTGTTGGAAAGACCTCTCTCGCTGCGTCTGCGATTAACGTAGAACACATGAACGAGGTTCTTCTGATAGCATTTGAGGACGGCAGCTCGTCTGTCGGAGCAAGTTTTCCAGACTTGAAGGTCGCTCGACCTACAGACTGGGATCAAGCCTTGGATTTGGCCGAGGCACTGGTGAACGAAGATCACGATATCAAAACCGCGATCATCGACACCGCAGCAGAAGCTCAGCAGTACATCTACGATTGGTCCATCGGCCAATGGGGTGACACTGACGGCTTCAAGAAATGGGCTATGGTTTACGAACAGCTCATGAAGGTAGTCAAGGCGCTTGCAAAGAGCGGTATCAATGTGATAGTCTTGGCACACGCCGAACGCGACAAAGATAAGCTACAGCAGGTAATCAAGACCATGCCTTACTTCCAAGGAAATAAGACGGGGTTGGAACTTCCGAAAATCTTTGATATCGTTGGGTATCTGGACATTGAAGGTGAAGGATCGGATGCAACACGTGTGCTGCAAATGGCTCCCTCAGCTTTGATTACAGCAGGTAACCGGTCTGAGGGCCGACTGCCTGACTTCATGGAGAATCCGACGATGCCGAAAATCATCGACGCTCTCCGCAACAATGCACCGAAACTGATCAAGTAACTAAAGAAACGAGAAACACATAATGACTACATCAACTCGCCGCTCTGTCAAGCTGACCGATGAAGAGGTCAAGGGTTTTAGCCTTCGTAAGGAAGGCCGCTACACCGTTGAAATCGTCAAGGTAGAAGAGAGCAAGGGTGCCAAGGCTCCCAATTACGAAATGTACGTGATTGAGTACAACGTACTGGAAGCTCCTGAGGGCGCTCAGAAGGGCAAGATCAAGGACTGGATTCTTCTGGAACAGTACCTCGGTTCGCTCGTACAGCTTGCAAAGGCTACCGGCTTCCCGGTAGAAAACGACTTCGAGATTCCCCTTCCGGAAGAGCTTGAAGGTAAGGAACTGGTAGTGGACATTGTTCACGAGGTTCAGACTCAGAAGGACTCGGACGGTAAGAAGGTTCCGGTTCTGGATGATGAGGGCAACGAGCGCATCAACGCTTCGATCAAGCGTCGTCTCTCGCTGGAACAGGCTGCTAAGTCTGCTCCTACCGGACGCGCTAAGGCTCGTGTTCGCAAGCTCTAAGTAGGCCAATGGCACCGGGCGGGGTGTCGATATAAGTACCGCCCACGGTGTGATAGCCCAACTGGAAGAGGCCACTGAGTCCCAAGGCTCAGGAAAGTGCAGGTTCAAGTCCTGCTCACACCACGTAGGTTCGCGTCAACATGGTAGGTGGAAAATGGCAGCTCGACTTTGGAGAGTCGGGTGTGCCCACTGAGGGACAACGGTAAACCATGAAGATAGCACCGGGAGAATTATGGCCCACCGCTCCTTTCGCTCCTGTCAAGGCGCTTTCTGCGCGAACCGATTTTCTATGCTAGTCTGGTAATGCCCCTTCGGGGGCCTTATTTTTTCCGTCCGTTTTAGTAATATGACAATAAAAGGAGGATGATGTTCAATGTCTGATGTAAAAGAATTTTTTCAAGCAGTTTTTCAAGATGGTAGCGGTAAGCTCTGCCTGTCACTGCTGGACTCTGAGCGCAACCCAACTATCCAGCACTTTCTTAGCTGGCCTGAACAGGCAGATGAAGCTGTTGATTACGTTCTGGCACACGCAGACAAGGACTTGTACTTTACTCCTACGCTGTTCATGGCTCCGAATGCGCGTCGTGCATCGGCTCAGTGGACTTCGGTTGTTTATGGGGACGCTGACACCTGCCCGGTAGACTCTCTGCTGCTCTTGCCGTCGATTGTGGTCCACACATCGGCTGAGAAGACGCACGTCTACTGGCACATTGACGGTCTGAAAGACCCCAACGAGGCTGAGGCTTGGTCCCACGGCGTATCGATCGCACACCCCAAGGCAGAAACAGGCTTTGACAACGGATGGGCAGCTAACAAACTGCTCCGTGTGCCCGGTACTTCCAACACCAAATACAGCGATCCGGACTCCGACGACTACATTGAGGGCTATGAGCCGTTCACGGTCAACGCAGCGTACACCGGAGCGGTCTATTCGGCAGATGAGTTCGGCGCTGCTTACAAGCAAGCTGACGTACAAACGATCCTGAACAAGGATATGGGTGAGATTCCGAGCTATACGGAAGCTCTCAACAGTCTCACGAACGTTACTCAGGACTTGCTGGACTTGATCAGTCGCAGCTATGAGAAGCGGCAGAAGGGCTCTGAGGCTCTGTTCCTCTTGCAACAAGAGCTTTTCAGGCTTGGAGCTACGGATGAGGCGACATTCGCTATCTGCAAGCAATCCGGTCTGAACAAGTTTGTCCGAGACGGTCGAGGCAATGCCGACGAACTGCTCTGGGGAGACGTGTTGAGAGCCCGCTCTAAGTCCGAATTGGAGTTCCGTGATGGTACGGAGCCTAAGGTGACTCGCGTGACGGTACAGCCGGAAGCAAAGGCCAAAGAGATTGACTTCCTGACTAAGGAAGAGAAGGCAAATCTAAAGCGCACGTTCATTGATGAGTACAAGACGTGGGCAGCGAGCAAGACTGACGCTGCGGCTGAGTACCATGTGGCTTCGGCGTTCATGATTCTGTCAATGATCTTCTCTGACTTCGGCCATGCGATCCCTGACTTCGGTAAGCTCCCGCTGAATCTCTGGTTCATGGTGCTGGGTGACACCACCCGCTCACGAAAGTCCACAACGAAAAAGCAGATGCTTCGCACACTGTGGGCCTTGCAGCGAGACGGTGAATACCACTACGATCTTGGCTCCGACTTTACGGGTGAAGGTTTGACCAGTGAGCTTCTACAGCGAGCGAACCGGTCCAGCTTGATCCACGTGGACGAAGCCCAGGATTTCATCGTGGGGCTTGATCGTAAGCCGTATCTTGCAGGTCTTCGCGGACAAATGACCGAGCTTTACGACGGTCACGTGAACGGTAAGCTGCGAGCTACAGGTGCAGTCAAGGCCGCAAGCACAGCGGAGATTTCGTTGGGCATGTTCATGATGGGTATTCGCGATCAGCTTGCGAGTGTGCTGACGACAGAGGATTTCCAGTCTGGTTTCTTGACTCGCTTTATCTACGTCGAGGCTGAAC